AATATGAACGGATAGACTTCTACGGTTATCTCGTTCATATCGTCCAAAGGCTGATGAATCCCAAAGCCGGAGGAAAACGGAAGGGTATTTTGGTCTTTACCCGTTTTTTGAAAGAAGCGGAACGGTTAACGATGTCAATACCCGGTTGCGCTATCGTTTCAGGTGATACTCCTAAGAAAGAACGTGAACATATTCTTGAGGCGTTCAAAGCTGGTGAAATTCCAGTAGTAGCTAATGTGGGTGTACTTACGACTGGCTTTGACTATCCGGAACTTGATACGGTCGTTATGGCACGTCCTACAATGTCACTTGCCATGTGGTATCAGATAGTCGGTCGTGCCATCCGCCCGCATCCTTCTAAAGAATGTGGATGGATTGTGGATTTATGCGGTAACATCAAACGTTTCGGAGAGGTGTCGGATTTACGATTGTTTGATAGCGGTAATGGTAAGTGGGCTGTATTTTCTAACGGAAGGCAATTAACTAACGTGAGATTCTAAGACTATGGACGAAGGATTTTTGAGGCTAAGCCGCAGGTTTTTCTCGAATGAAATGTGGAATGAAGCCCGTACTTTTAGCAGTTGAGAAGCGTGGTTAGACTTAATTCAGTCTGCACGATTTGAGGCAACGCCCCGAAAGGAGAGTATCGGAGGTCGAGAAATCTCTTATTCAAGAGGTCAATATCCTGCATCCATAAGATTTCTGTCACAGCGTTGGAAATGGTCTGAAAAGAAGGTGCGTTCCTTTCTTGTGCATCTTAGAAAGAAAGGTATGATAACTGTTGAGTGCAATCAAGGAATGAACCTTATAACCTTATGTAAATATGAAGAATATAATCCAATGGGCACAACCAAAGGCACAAGTAAGGACACAGGTATTGAAAAGGAAATCAATGAATTAAGACACGAATGGGCACAACTAAGGGCACAACTTGGGGCACAGCCCATGAACAGCAATCTACCGCAATCCGAACTTTTACAAAAATCAGGGCACACAGAGGGCACAAATACAAAGAAAGAAGAAAGAGAGTATATAGATATATCTCTACATCAAAAGAAAGAAAATACTCCTGACGGAGTATCAAAGAAAGCCAAGCTTTCTTCGCCCTCCCCCTCTGAAAAGATTGATTACAGCGGATTGATGGAATACTATAATTCCACATTCAAAGACAGACTCCAGCAGATAAGATCAATGACTGATGTGAGAAAAAAGGCTGTAAAAGCCCGGATAGCCCAATATGGGAAAGAGTCAGTGAGGAGTGTTTTCAATCTCATTCTTCAATCCCCGTTCTTACTTGGAGCTAATGACCGCAATTGGAAATGCGACTTTGATTGGATTTTCAAACAAGCAAACTTTACTAAAATATTGGAAGGAAACTATAATGGGACAAGACTTAGTAAAAATCAACAGGATAGCGAGCAGCGAAAACGTGATTCAGTTCTTGCAGTCGCTACAACCGTTAGAGAAGCTGCCGCAAAAAAGAGAAAGGAACTTGAAGCAGAGGGCGTTATTGAATAAATATCCCGATCCTGCACAATTCATTCTTGATTACAACCCTGATTTGCAGTTCAAACTTGTCAGATGTAATGCAACCCATTCAGAACTGGCGTTGAATGACAGCATTCCGAGTTTAGGGCTATTGTCTTCTACTTATGGGGATGAAACACCGATAGAATGGCTAAAGATACAATTTGGCTCATTGAATGACTTTGCAGAAGTTTCAACCAAGATAGCGAAAGAGCAACTTTCTGAACTATCGGAGATATTCCTTTCGGAGTATTATTATATAAATGCCGCTGAAATCTGTTTTTTCATAGCACGGTTTAAGTCAGGGAAGTATGGGCGGTTCTACGGTTCAATAGATCCATTGAAAATAACAAGTGCGATGCTGGACTACGTTTCTGAACGTCGGAAAGATATTGAACGGAAAGAGCGTGAACGATACAGAAACCAACGTGAAAAAGAGATAGAGGAGCGTGGAGATAACAGAATCTCTTATGCTGAGTACATTGAAATCAAGCACCGTGCTGATGCAGGAGATGAGGAAGCTAGAAAAATGCTGATATCACCATGAGAATAACCGTTTACTGGGTAACAAGAAATCCGGATGTTATCGTAAGAATCCGGAAAAAGTTCAATATCCCAAGTTATACTTCCGTGAACTACGAAACAGAATGTGAAATCAAGAATGAAGACTTTCCACTGTTAGAAGAAACAGAACGAAGGGGATTCATTCGAATTAGAAATAAGAATACACGATTATGCAAGGAACAGACAAACTGAATACGATAACCAACATCGTATTTGTCCTCACGGACGTTTTAGAAACCAACCTTCTAGAAATGCAGCAGCAATACAAGAAGGAAGGCTTTGAATTGCGGCACGATTCAAAAAGAAACTTCAACACAGCCATAGCCGCGATAAAGAGATTGAAAAGTGATGTGAATCATTGCAGCGAATCCACTCAGGAAAACTTCGGCAATGATTCTGACATGGTGAACGCCATGTTGCTCACACTGATTGACAGATGCGGTGATGATGACAACCTCGCTTATAAGATGTACGAATACATTAAATCTTTCCCGTCCAAACTGAATCTGGACTTGGATTTGGATAATGCGTTCAGCCACCTGTTTAAAAAGGAGAAGTTATGAAATCGCAGAAAAATATCTTAAAATCCATTGAAGGTCTGTCCGATATAGAACTATTTGTTATTGATCTCTTTTGTGGCGCCGGTGGCTTATCCGAAGGTGTGGAAGAAGCACGATTGGATGGAAATAGATGTGGAAAGGTTGTTTGCTGTGTGAACCATGACAAGAATGCCATCCTTTCACATGATGCCAATATCCCTGATGCACTTCACTTTATTGAGGATATCCGTACACTGGAACTTTCCCCGATAAGCACTATTGTAGAACGTATCCGCCAGCTATACCCTGATGCCATGATAATGCTTCATGCCTCTTTGGAGTGTACTAACTTCTCGAAAGCCAAAGGCGGTCAGCCGAGAGATGCCGACAGCCGAACGTTGGCAGAACATCTCTTCCGTTATATTGATGTTATAGACCCTGACTACATTCAGATTGAAAATGTAGAAGAGTTTATGTCATGGGGAGATATGGATGAGAATGGGAAACCTATCAGCATGGACAAAGGCCGGCTTTATCAAAAGTGGGTGCGCAATGTCAAGAAGTACGGTTACAACTTTGAGCACCGCATCTTAAATGCTGCCGACTTCGGTGCCTACACCACAAGAAAACGCTTCTTCGGCATCTTTGCTAAAAAGAACTTGCCGATAGTATTCCCAGAACCGACCCACTGTAAAGGTGGTAGGCAAGATATGTTCTCGCGGCTGGAGAAGTGGAAGCCGGTAAAAGATGTGCTTGATTTCTCTGATGAAGGAACTACCATCTTCAGGGAAAAGCCTCTTGCAGAGAAAACGCTTGAACGTATCTATGCCGGACTTATCAAGTTTGTAGCCGGAGGAAAGGATGCCTTCCTCGTAAAGTATAATTCTATGAGCCGTACAGGGAAATATAACGCTCCTGGGATTGACGAACCATGTCCGGTGGTAGCCACGCAAGGCAGACTTGGAGTAGCGCAAGTTTGTTTCCTCTCTAAGCAGTTTAGCGGACACCCCGACAGCAAGAACGTATCAGTGGAAGAACCGGCTGGAGCAATCACTTGTAAAGACCACCACGTTTTTGTATCGGCTTACTATGGGAACGGGCATAATCATTCGGTGGAACTTCCAGCTCCAACGGTCACAACGAAGGACAGGATGGCTTTAATTGAAAGCCGATTTATGTGTTCTTATAACTTTAAGGATACAGGAAAGGATATTAATCAGCCTTGTCCTACACTTCTGACTAAAGACAGACTTTCCCTTGTATCTCCATTTTTTATGAATCAATATTCTGGAGGTGGTCAGGTGTCTGATATAAACTCGCCATGCCCCGCTGTTACCACAACACCGAAACAAAACTTGGTAACATGCCAGCCGTGGATAATGAATACTGCATTCTCAAATGTAGGTAGCAGTATAGAGGAACCCTCCCAGACCATTACCGCAAACAGGAAATGGCACTATCTGATGAATCCACAGTTCAACAGTGCTGGCGGCTCTGTTGATAGCCCCTGCTTCACATTAATAGCCCGCATGGATAAGATGCCGCCCTATCTGGTAGCAACAGAAAGCGGTCAGGTAGCGATTGAAATCTACGACAATGATAGTCCTATGACCGTGAAGATAAAGGAGTTCATGGCACTGTATGGCATAGTGGATATTAAAATGCGGATGCTTCGCATTCCGGAACTCAAAAAGATTATGGGATTCCCTGAAGATTATGTTTTAATAGGCACACAAGCTGACCAAAAGAAATTTATCGGGAATGCGGTGGAGGTTACACAAGCGAGAAAAAATACTGAAGCACTTTGCAAAGTATTGAGAAAGTTGAGATTGAAGAAATCAAAAGAAATAGCTTAATGGAAAATGGAAAACTTATATTAGATGCCTGTTGCGGCAGTAGGATGTTTTGGTTTGACAAACATAATCCTCTTGCCTTATTCGTTGATAAGAGATCGGAAATAGTAACTGCCAAGGACAGAGATAAAATCAGAACTATAGAAGTAAAACCTGATATAATAGCCGATTTTACCAACTTGCCGTTTGAGGATAGCTCTTTCTACATGGTCGTGTTTGACCCGCCACATTTGAAAACACTTGGCAAAACATCATGGATGGCAAAGAAATATGGTAGGCTTCCGGATAATTGGCAAGAAATGATAAAAAGCGGTTTTGATGAATGTATGCGCGTCTTGAAGCCTTACGGCACTCTTGTATTCAAATGGAATGAGAGTGAGATAAAAGCTGCGGAAGTTTTGTCTGTTATCCCGTTCAAACCTCTTTTCGGACATACTACCGGAAGACAGAGTAAGACAATATGGATGTGCTTTATGAAACTGCCAATTAACTAATAACGCAGAAAGAAATGAATAAGAAAGTAATTCCAAGATACTATAAATGCTCTCTTGATGGTAAACATTGGTGGAGAACTTATGCGGCATCTGCTGGACAAGCAAAGCAAGCCTATATACGTATGTTGGATGGTTGTGCAGATGATTGCTATTTATCTATCTTGTGCCGTGTTGATAGCCCAAAAACGACACAGGCGTTTAAGGATAATGCTAAGTACAGAAATATCCCTTTTGCTTATGTAGGGATGAATGTTAAAATACGTGGTGATAAGGGGATAATAGTTGGTCATAACAGTAGTGCTAATCTTGATATATATTTCTTGGAGGGTGATAATAAAGGGAAAAAGCTGAATTGTCATCCAAATTGGAAGATACAATACTTCAGTAAGAAATGGAAATTAATCAAAGAGTTTAATTAATAACGAGATAGAAATGAACAAGAAAGAGCAGCAAGCAATAGACTTCCTTCGCAGTATGGAACGTGACGATCTGCTATCACTCGGATTCTCAGGAGGTAAGGATAGTGTAGTTATACTTGACCTAGCTGAACGTGCAGGCATTAAGTATAATGCGATCTACGCTAACACCACAGTAGATCCACCGGGCACGATTAGCTTTATAAAGAGACACTATCCGCAAGTGAGGATAATACACCCTGAAAAGTCATTCTTTCAGTTAGTTGAAGAAAAAGGACTTCCTTCACGGCTCCGACGATTCTGTTGTGAAAGACTGAAAGAAAGATATGGTATCGGCAAACGTAGTATTGAAGGAATGAGAGCTGCCGAAAGTAGAAATCGAAAAGATTATGAGCCGGAGCAGTGTGATACAAGAAAATGGATGAAAGGCGCAAAGCATATTCTTCCTATCCTCACATGGACAGAAGAAGATGTTTGGAGCTATATTCGAAAATACGGATTACCATATTCAAAGTATTATGACGCTCCATATAATTTGAGCCGTCACGGTTGTGTCGGCTGTCCTCTCTGCAATTACAAGCAGATGCAATTAGAGTTTAAGATGTTTCCCGGTTATGCTCAAAGAATGATAATAGCCGTTGAAAGATATATGAACACTCACCCTAATGGGTTTCTTGCTCGCAACTTTGCAGACGGTTACGAAGCTTTCTATTACTATATAAACGAAATACCTATTGCGGATTTTCATGAGCAAAAGAAAGGGTTATTCAGATTTAGCGCAAGGGAAATTATTCGAAGAGAAATTTTAAATCAATTAACGTAATACGGAACAGAAATGAACGATGCACCAGTGTGAATATTGTTGTTGGTATAATGGTAGATGTGGGAATTGTGATTGTCCTACAGCTATGAAAAGACAAGCGTGTGAAAAAGCTAAAAACGCCAAAGAATACAATGAAAAACCTAAAATAAAATAGTTATGACCGAAGAACTTGTAACATTAGAAACTGCTAAACTGCTGAAAGAGAAAGGGTTTAATGAACCATGTATGATTGCTATGAATATTGAAGATGGTAGACAATATGGTACTAATAGAACAAATAGCGAGTTACCAATAAAAGTATGTTCCCATCCTACTCAATCCGTTGCACAAAAGTGGCTACGTGAAACCAAGAACCTGCATATCGAAATATCCTATATGTATGAAAACTATTGGACGTATGATATACTGACAATTCCGAGACATGACTTGATAGGATTGTCTGACAGGCCTATTATCCGTTATAATACCTACGAGGAAGCACTTGAAGCAGGTTTACAGGAAGCATTAAAACTTATATGATTATGGAAAATATTAATTTGAACGAACTACGGAATATAGCTTATAAGACAGCTTGTGAGCATGGTTTCCACGATAAAAGACTTAGTGAAGAACACTGCCTTTGTCTTGTCATTTCCGAGCTTATGGAAGCTGTGGAAGCGGAAAGAAAGGGAAGATTAGGAAAGAAATGTAAATCACGTTTTGAAATGGACTATAATCGCTATCCTGCATTAGTGGAAGAAGAAAAGCGATTTAAGTGTTCCTTTGAAAAAAATGTAAAAGACACACTTCCAGACGAACTAAGTGATGCGGTTATACGCCTGCTTGACCTTGCAGGATTTCGAGGAATAAGCCTTGAATCTGCTAGTAATGATATTAACTCCGAATATATGGATGATATTGCCTGTATGTACAGCAAATTGAGTTTCACGGAAGCGATATATTCCATATTTACCAAACCAATTGTAGATTACCAGTATCTTTCTACGATTGTAAATGAGATGATATTTTCAATCTTTGCACTAGCCAAACATCTTGGCATAGATTTGCTATGGCATATTGAGCAGAAACAAAGATATAACGAATTAAGACCTAAGTTGAACGGAAAAAGATATTGATTATGAAAACAATTATATTTACAATCATATGTATTATCGCCCTATTATGGGTTGGAGATCTCACAATTACATTTAAGCCGTTTTCCATCTCGTTGCCCGGTTGGTATAAGCCTGTAGGTATCCTTCTATTTTTTCTGTCAATGGCGGTATATACTATAGGGGAATATACTAAAGGCTATAAACAGGGTTTCGATGATGGGATAAAGGAATGTGTTGAAATACTTAAAAAGAAAAATCCATGAGCAAACTATACAAAGTAACCATTTTCGGGGAATCATTCTTAATCGGGTGGTTCCCTTTTTCTTCACGCTGGTATAACAAGCTAAAGATAATCAAATGATAGTACGTCATTTTATAAGAGTTCCGGTTGGAAGTACTGTCTATTGCGACAATCAGCCGGTTAAAATACTAGAGAAAGGATATGCCCTTGCTCTATGTGATGTTAATGGGAAACGGGTATATATCACTTGCTATGATTTGGAAAAGAAACCATTCGTCAGCACGAATGGGGAAAAATGAAAAAGAGCCAACCCACGCACGACCATGAATCAGCTCTTCCTTACACGATTATGATGCAAATATACTATTTACTTTTAAAATAATCGTGTTATGGAACTGGATTTTAACAAAATAATTCGCCTTAAAAAGATTAGAATTGAGAAATCAGAACTTTCAGAGGAAGAAAATACCTTAGCTTCACCGATTTTGAGAGATAAAAGCCTTATTAGGGATATCTATAAAATCTTCGTTGAGCTATTGAATAGCAGAAGTCTTCCCCCTTGTATTGATAGTGTTACCCAGCGGAAGAAGTTCATCTTCATTATCCTGTACCTGTTTTCTCCAAGTTCGCTTGCCGGTGGGAAAATGACAGCTGGGTTACGCGAAGAGATGTCAAGGGTACTTGGGGTTCAGTCCAAGAGTACAATTTCCGACAACTGCGCTGATGTCGTGTTTCTCTATCAGAACTATGGGGATTTCAGCGGGGATATAGAGTATCTTTACACCGAAATCGTAAATCGGTTAAGAATCAAAGGGCTAATCAATCAGTAAGCCGGAGTTTAGTGCTCCGGCTTGTCTGTTTGGTTTACAAAATCAAATTTCAAATAAAACTCTTGTCTGAACAATCTTTTTAAGGCTGCTAAATATTTAACCATATCATCATATAGTTTTTCTTCTTTTTCTTTTATGTCGTTTTCAAATTCATTTCTTGTTCCTTGTAGTTGTTCCATACTATCTATTGCCATTTTTGATAATGCGGAATTGTTTTGGTTTTGATTGGCCAAATCAAAAAATGTTTTCCAATCAGAAAGATGACTTATAGCGTTGCTTGCAATATAGCATATAAATGCAACATACTGCTGTGAACTATTTACAAGGTTATTAATGCGTTTTATCGTATATTCATCATCAATAGAAACCATTAACAAACGATTTTCATGATTTAATTTCAGTAATGTTTTATTGGCATCATTTATTAATATTGACAACTTTTCTACTGAATACTTATCATATAAATAATATAAAAGTTGATTTTTGTATAATTGTAGTTCTTCTGCTAAATGTAAGATTTCTATAAAACGGTTAGTTCTCTGCTCAATATAGGAATGTTTTCTTTGATTTTCAAAAGATATTTCATTCTTTATGATTTCCATTCCTTTTGTTATTTCTTCAATATCTTCTTTGGTTGCAAGATTTTTGCCTTTTTCAGTTTCATAAGATATTCTCTGTGCGGATTCTCTAGTTGCTTCATTTTTTGTTCTTTCAGCTATTAATGTTATTTCGCGTATATCGGATTTAGTAGCCATGTTTTTCCCTAACTCTGTAAGCATTGCGATTTCTTTTGAATCTTCTTTAAGAGCTATATTTTCACCTTTCTTCTTTGCGTAAGATTGATAAAATAAAAAGGCAATACTCCAAATGGCATTTCCTACAAAGAATAGTATTCCAATTATTAAATAGTCCATATTATTCTCCTTTCTCTAATTTAATTTTCTTCCCACAATGAGGGCAAGTGATAGCATTTTCATCCTCTCCTTTCACTTCTTCCGGTGACGCAAAGAGCTGCCACATGGGTACATCTAAGGCAGTGGAAATTTTTTCAAGTGTTGGGTACGATGGTGACACTATCATACGTGAAAGACTCTCACGTGCGATACCTAATTTGTCAGCAAGGCTTGTTATGGTTAAGCCTTTCTCTTTTATTACTTCTTTGATTCTATTCATGGTTATATGATTTGTTTTTACAAAGATACGCTTATTATATGAGTGTGATATATATCTATCACTAAATAGTGTTAAATGTGATATTAAATATCACTCTTTGTTTTGATATGTGATATATATACCTTACATTTGTATCATCAAACAAGAAGTAATAACAATTAAAACATAGAAGATATGAAGACAACAGAATTTAAGAAAGGTCAGTCAGTGGTCGTAACTACTAAAAAGGGCAAAGTAGAGGGCACTATATCATGCGTTGATATGAATGTTTGCACTTTTGAAGTTGAATACTCTGTGGATTACCTAAAAGAGGGCAAAACATGGACTATGATTTGTGTGCCTGCAAGAGCGATAGAATTAGCATAAGTTTAATCAGCAGGGCGAAAGCCCTGCGCAATATAGAAGAATATGAAACGGTATTATTTAGAGCTTAACGGTGTATTTGTGAAAGATTCTAATTCTCTTAAAATCATAACAAGACATTATGAAAATTACCGTAAAAAGTATAAAGACGGTTTAATAGGTGTCTATGACAAACAAACAGGTGAATATATATTTTGATTATTTTAAGTCCTAATCCGGTAGCTTTCGGGCTACCACAATATACACGATTATGAAAGCGGATTTAGTTTTAGTTATCAGCCCTGAAGCCCCACTGATGAAGCAATTGGGCAAAGTATTGGGTAAGTTATGTAGTATGTGCGATTTTACCACCATAGAGAGGGGTGAAAAGTACATCACCATACAGCATGATGAAACTGGGCTTGTAGTGGCTTATACGAGTGAAGAAAGATTGAATGTGAAAAATTGAATGCGAAACATTAAATATAGATTATAAATGAAAGGTAATTGTACGTTAGAACTTGATGTAGACAGTGTGGCATTGAATAATGCAATGTCTAAAGCTGTCAGTGATGCTGTAAAAAGCCTCAATATTGAGCAGATAGTAAATGCAGAAGTAACAAGAAGAATAGGCAAAAGCGTAAGCAAATCAATACAAGACGGCACATTTGTTAGAGCAGTTGCAAAGAATGTAGCCAAAGAATTTGATGCAAATATCATTGTGTCCCTTCTTGATATTGAAGAGCTGAAAACTATGGTTGCAGAAAAAATCAGTCAGAAAATAATTAGTAAAATGGGGATTTAATTATGAACTCAATTAACGACGAAAGAGGTTGCAGCGTATGCCAGCCCGGTAAAGAGAATTACACCACCTACAACACCAGGTTGAGAGGTAAGAGAGTGAGAATGTACCAGTACGATTACCGTACTGAAAGTGGTGAACTCTTTGCTTGTTGTGCGCCTACCTTAGAGGCGTGTAGAGAAAGACGGGATAAATGGCTTAGTTCACGACAATAAGCCGATTGTCGTGTATAACGATTGAAGATATTTCGTTATCTTTGGTTGTGGTAGTACCTTTGGGGTACTATCGCGGGGTGTAGCAGTGGTAGCTTTTCACTTTGACTTGGTGAAGGTCGGTTGTTCGATTCAGCCCCCCGCAACTATTGAGTATTAATTAAAAAAATGACACGATTATGAACATTCTTACATTAAGCATCAAACAGAAGTATTTCGATGAAATCTTGGCAGGCAAGAAAACCCACGAATACCGTGAAATCAGACCAACTAACGCTAAGAAGTATATCACTTACCTATGTGGCGGTAAAGAATATCCGGCTGATGCAGAACTGCCTGAAGAAGGTGAGGTAGAATTGAAGCCTATCAAGTACGATGCAATCAAGCTTCTGACAGGTGCATATACAGGTAAACGTCCTTATATTATCGTTGAAGTGAAAGCAGCAGAAGCTGTTATTCTCACAGATGAAAACGGTAATGATATTGTTTACGAACATCAAGGCGAAGAATATCTTGCTGCACAAATGAATTATACTTTGGGCAAGATATTAGAAAAACATATAGATTGATTTGTTTAATTTTTAAAATTAGAAAGCAGAGTCGCAAGAAGAATTAACAGAGTAGCCGGGCCTCGCAGAAATATGAATGGTGCAGGGGCAGGTGGTAGATTGGTTGCCAATCGTAGAGGTACAGCAAGTGCCACACAGTTAGGATCACGCAGACAGCGTTACAGTGATCTTCGTACTTCATTTGGTTTAAGTGGTGGCTAGCTATGAACAAAGTAGAACAAGCGAGTCAATATATAGACCTCATTCGGGTAAAATCGAATGAGGCTTTACTGTTTTTATCACTTGGTAAAGATTCGCTTGTTCTGCTTGATTTAGTCTATCCGAAGTTTGACCGGATTGTTTGCGTGTTCATGTATTTTGTCAAGAATTTGGAACATATTAACCGTTGGATAAACTGGACTAAAGCCAAATATCCGAAAATAGAGTTTGTTCAAGTACCACATTGGAATCTTACTTATATTCTCCGTGGCGGTATGTATTGTGTGCCAAATCCGAAAGTAAAGCTATTGAAGTTGGCAGATGTGGTAAAGGCTATGCAGCTTACTCATGGAGTTTATTATACATTCTTGGGCATGAAAAAAGCTGATGGTATGAATCGTAGGCTTATGTTGAAAGGGTATGAGGTAAACGGTTACGAGAATAACGGTATGGTTTATCCTTTGGCTGATTGGACACAAAAGGATATTCTTGCTTATATGAGGCAGCACAATTTACCCGAACCAGTTCGATATTCATTGAAAGCCAGTTCGGGAGTAGGTTTCAATCTTGATTGTATGCTTTGGATGGAGAAGAATTACCCGCAAGATTTACAGAGAATTTACAGAGTTTTCCCGATGGCTGAAAGAGTGCTTTGGGAGTATCATAATCAACAAAATTAATAAGGAGGATTGCTGAGTCAGAAAAAGAAAGACAAGAGAACAGATATATGCTCAGGCAGAAAGATTGAGCGAAGCTAACTGGAGAAGAAAAAATACATGGAGTAGCAGTGCTGCAAGCAGGCGTGCAAAACAATCTCGTGATAATCTTATAGCAAGAGCCGAAAGGAATACTCTTCGGCAGAGAGGTTTCGGTCTAAGTAATGGCTAATATGGAATTATCAAAATACATAAAGAGTGAATCGGTGGAACTTAATCGTTCTGCCATTCACTTTGCGGATTATAATCCCCGAAAACTTTCCGATGAATCACGTAAGACACTGAAACGTGGCATCAAGAAGTTTGGTTTAGTCGGTGGAATTGTCGTGAACAAGCGTACTGGTCTTACCGTAGTCAGCGGGCACCAGCGTTTGTCTGTCATGGACGAATTGCAAAAGTTTCCCGATAACGACTACCGCATTCGTGTCGATGTCATAGACGTGGACGAGCAGCAGGAAAAGGAGTTAAACATTCTAATGAACAACCCTAATGCACAAGGGACATGGGATTTTGACGCTCTTGCCCGTATTGTTCCTGATATTGACTGGAAAGATGCAGGTCTGACCGATGCAGACTTGAATATGATTGGTGTCGACTATCTTTTGCAGACCGAAGAGGAAAACTCTATTGCGGATGCTTTGTCTGATATGATGGTCCCAGTTTCCGAACAGAAAGAAGCCGATAAAGCCGCCAAGCAGTTGGAACGTGTCGAAAAGGTTGCCCACATGAAAGAGGTCAAACATCAGGTGAAAGAAAACGCACAGAAGCAAGCCGAGAACATGGATGCCTATGTGGTGTTGTCCTTTGATACCTATGAAGCTAAAGCCGCTTTCTGCGAAAGGTTCGGGTATGAACCAGATATGAAGTTTATAAAGGGAGAAGTTTTTGATGAACAAGTAGAAAGAATAGATTAATTATTGGGAGGAAAGCTGAGTTAGAAAGAAAACATATAGCCAGTTATATCAGCAGTCCAGACGAATAATGTACAACGCTGGAAGACAATACGGGTTAGGTTCTGCAAGACAAAGAAACATAAGGGATAGAACGAAATCCATAATGGGAAGATATGCTGAGAAAATAGATAGCTATTTCTCAAAAAGAGGAGTTGATGTCTATGGAAACAAGCCAATTTCTCGCCGTGTCTATATGGGTAACAATAACGGTTAAAATTATGATTGGCGATTTTATACTTTGGATAAGGAATGTTCTAAAGCAAAACCTGTTTTGTGTTCATCATTATGTTTGGAAAGGTAGTGTGATGTTCTCTGAGTTCAGGTATGAACAATGTGAGAAATGTGGAAAATTAAAGAAGTAATATGAGCAATAGTGAATCTCAAAATAGAAAAGGTAAAGGAGGAAGAAAGCCTAAGTTTGATTATACAAGCGAGGAATTTCTTTCTCTCGTGGAATCGTATGCCAAAAAGGGATTCACTGACAAGGAAATTGCTTATGCCATAGGGATTTTGCCTCAAACATTCTGCGAAAAGAAAAGTGAGTACACCGAAATATCCGAAGTCTTAGCGCGTGGGCGCGCGACAATCAATGCCACTGTAAGGGCTAAATTCCTTGCAATGGCTCTCGGTGGCATAAAAACCAAAAGCACCGTGGTAAGAAAGCTCCGTGATTCAGAAGGGAATTTGACGGGCGAAGATGAATTACAAGTAAGCGAAAGCGAGTTGGCTCCTAATTTGCAAGCAATGTCCGTTTGGCTGTACCACCATGATGAAGATTGGAGAAAGATTGAGCGCAAACAAGATGAAGACGCTGATATTCCAACAGACATAGAGCATGGCATCAACATTGATTCTTGGATTAAAGACAAGCTGAAATGATAGTACCTCAAGAAATTTACCATCCATTATACGAGGATAAGGAAAAATTTATAATTCTTATTACCGGTGGGCGTGGTTCGGGAAAGTCTTTCAATGCTTCTACCTTTATTGAGCGGTTGACTTTTGAAATGACTCCCGTAGAGAAAATAGTTCATCAGATTCTTTACACCCGTTACACGATGGTTTCTGCCGGTATGTCTATCATCCCCGAAATGGTGGAGAAGATAGATTTGGACGGTACCACGAAATATTTCAAGACCACAAAGACGGACATAGTCAATAAGATGACTAAGAGCCGTATCATGTTTCGGGGTATCAAGACTTCTTCCGGAAACCAGACAGCAAAACTGAAATCCATTCAAGGCATTACGACTTTTGTCTGCGATGAAGCGGAAGAGTGGACAAGCGAAGATGAGTTCGACAAGATAATGCTCTCCATTCGCAAGAAGGGTATTCAGAACCGGATTATCATTATAATGAACCCATGTGATTCCAATCACTTCATCTACAAGAAATACATTGAGAAAACTCACAAGCTGGTAGAGATTGACGGTGTGCAGGTTCAGATTTCCACTCATCCGAATGTGCTCCATATCCATACTACGTATTTTGATAACTTGGATAACCTTTCTCCTGAGTTCCTGAAAGAGGTGGAAGATATGAAGGTGAGTAATCCTGAAAAGTATGCTCATGTGGTTATCGGCCGGTGGGCTGACGTTGCAGAAGGTGCTGTGTTCAAGAAGTGGGGAATTGTTGACGAGTTCCCGGCTTGGGCAAAGAAAATTGCTTTCGGGCAAGACTTCGGTTATACGCATGACCCGTCTGCTTCCATTCGTTGTGGTATCGTTGATAACGCCCTTTACTTGGATGAAGTGGATTACCGTACTGGATTGCTTTCTTCTGACATCATCAAGACTCTTCGCCCGTGGGGATTGAAAGTCATTGCTGACAGCGCAGACCCACGTTTGATTCAAGAGATACACAACGGAGGAATCAAGATATATGCCGTAGAGAAAGGTGCAGGCTCTATCAATGCCGGAATTGACAAAATGAAAGATATGGAGATTTATATAACCAAACGCTCGTACAACTTGCAAAGCGAGTTCAGAAAGTATGTTTGGGCAAAGGATAAGGACGGGAACTATATCAACGAACCGGAAGACCATGACAATCACGGAATAGATGCTGTACGTTACTATGTATTGGGTGAGCTTCTTGGTAAGATTCAGAAGCCGAAAGATTTAACAGGAATATTCACACATTAAAAATATAAACTATGCCATTGAATTTAGAAGAAATATTAGCATTGCCTGACATCGGGCAGAAGATAAACTACCTGAAGAAAGGTAGGAAGACTGAACTTCCCGACCGTTGCAAACTTTGGGATGATTGGAATCCGGAACGACATGAAATCATGGTTGACAAAAAGAAATATCCGGACAGAAAGGTTCTTGAAAAAGAAGCAGAGAAGCACTTCGATGAAAAAACGGGTAAGACTTATGAAATCGAAGCAAAGTATAAGACTGAACCGGTGAACCGTATCTCCATTCCATTGGAACAGGATATCGTGAACATCCAAACTGCTTTCACGGTCGGCACAGAACCGTCTATGGATTGCATTCCGACTGATGATGATGAAAAGAAGCTGCTGGATGCGGTAAAGGCTGTATTTAAATCCAACAAAATCAAATACCAAAACAAGAAGATTGTCCGTGCCTGGCTCTCCGAACAAGAAGCGGCAGAATATTGGTATGTTACCGATGATGATTCGTTTTGGGCAAAGTTTTGGAAGAAAGTTAAGACTACGTTCGGTGGCAAGGTCAAGCCCACCAAGAAACTGAAAAGCGTGTTATGGTCTCCATTCAGAGGTGATAAGCTATACCCGTTCTTTAACGACGAAGGTAAAATGATTGCTTTCTCACGTGAGTATAAAAAGAAGCTCATGGATGATTCGGAGGTCACCTGCTTTATGACTATCACGGACAAAATGGTTTATCAATGGGATTTGTCTAAAGGGTATGAAGAAAGAACTCCTTTTACTCATGGATTCCCAAAACTACCGGTTCTCTATGCTTATCGTCCTGAACCTTATTGCAAGAAGATAAAGACTTTTCGGGTCCGGTTGGAGAAACTATTATCCAATTATGCTGATTGTATAGACTACCATTTCTTCCCACTATTGAAGCTAATTGGTGATGTAGAGGGTTTCATGGGTAAGGTTAAGGATAGAATGGTCAAACTTACAGGTGAAGGTGCGGATGCCCAGTATCTGACGTGGAACCAAGTTCCGGATACGGTACGTTTTGAAGCAGAAACACTCACTAATATGGCTTATGATATGTCAAACACTCCAAGAATATCCTTTGAGACGTTGAAGGGGGTAGGCAAAGCATCAGGAACCGCTTTCCGCTTTATGTTCATGGGTGCACATATGGCGGTAGAAAATCACGGTGAGGTTATCGGTGAGTTCTTGCAGCGGAGAGTAAATTTCATTGTTTCCGCTTTAGGCTCTATCAATCCAACCGAGTTTAGCAAGGCATCGCAGACCATTGACATAGAAACAGAACTGGTTCCATATATGATTGATGATTTGAATGATAAGGTGACCACTGCCGTTTCCGCTGTCAGTGGTGGCATCTGGTCAACGCGTGAGGGAATCATGTTTGCCGGAAATGCTGATAGGGTAGAAGAGGAACTTGCAGAAATCAAAGAGGAACAAGCAGCAAAGAATGAGCAAATCGGAGATAAGGGAAAGAAAAACGCCTCTTAGTTAGAAAAATTACGGGACTTATAGTTTTAGTATGAGAAAAATAGTTAGCGGTGGCTTCAAAGAGTTGCCGCTATTTTTTTTGCTCTTTTAAATTATAAATATTAGAATATAATTTTGAATTATAGAATTATATATGTATTTTTGTCACACGATAATTGAGTAACCAATGAGAATATTTACCGAACAAGCATTAAAAGAATATGCAGAGAACCATCCCGATTCAAAGGTCGCTTTGCAAGAATGGACTACCATTGTGAAAAGAAGCAAGTGGATCTGTTTTGCCGATATTAAGAAAACGTTTAATAGCGTTGATAGTGTAGGTAATCAACACTATGTTTTCAATATCAAAGGCAATAACTATCGTTTGGTAGTAGTGATTAAATTCACTATTCAGTTTGTGTATATTCGCTTTATTGGTACTCATAAAGAATATGATAAAATAGATTGCGCTAATATTTAGGATTATGACAAAGATAGAAAATCAAGCCCAATATGAATGGGCGGTGAAAAGAGTAGAGGAACTTCTTCCATTAGTGAAAGATGATACTCCTTTGAATGACCCAAATAGCATAGAATTGGAGCTTCTTTCTAATTTGGTTGCTGATTATTCCGAAGAACATTTTGCATTGGGAGAACCAACACTTGTGGATGTTCTTAAACTTCGTATGTACGAAATGGGGCTTAATCAAAAATCACTTGCAAAGTTGGTTGGTGTCAGCCCATCACGATTAAGTGATTATATATCTGGTAAATGTGAACCAACCTTGAAAGTTGCTCGTGAGATAAGCCGGAAGCTAAATATTGATGCAAATATAGTGTTGGGAGTATAAGTATAAGTTTTTGTCGTGATATATTTTAGGCGTGATTCATTCGGTTTCACGCCTTTTTTTATACCATTTTACGACAATCGTTTTATTGTCGTGTATCACCTATCTGATTATTTCTCACCCTCTTTATAAATAGCGAAATTTACCGTAGAAATTTATAAATCAAATTCATACGGTATGACAATCTTAGAACAAATCTTAGCAGGGCTACAACAGAAATTCGCTGGGGTGGACACTGCTATCTTAACCCGAATCGCTACTAAAAAGGCAGAGGGTGTAACGGACGAGACAAAGGTAAACTCTATTATTGAGGGTATCAGCTTTTCGGACGTGCTTAATTCCTATGGTGATTTCCGTGCCGGGGATGCTTCAAAAACGGCAGTGACTAACTACGAGAAGAGGCATAACCTTAAAGACGGTAAGCCAATCGAGACTACCACAACCACCAAAACGGAAGAGAATAAAGACGATGTGCCTGCATGGGCGCAAGCTTTAATTGACTCCAACAAGAACCTTTCTGATAAGCTAACGCAGTTTGAAGCAGAAAAGGCTCAAGCAACACGTAGCCAGCAGATTTTGGCAAAGGCAAAGGAGTATGGTATTCCCGAAAACTACGCCAAACGATGCGCCATTAAGGACGATGAGGACTTGGACGCATACTTCAAGGACTTGAAGCAGGAGTTTGCGAATGACGGCTTTAAGGGTGTAGTTCCTCCAGATACAGCAAAAAAAGAACTGGAGAATGAGACTCAGGCGTTTGCGAAAATGATTGCAGACGACACTAAAGAAATTGTAGAACAACAAAAACAGTGATTTTATGGCAGCAGGATTTAAGTATAATCTTGAACCGGAAGTTGAGCAGGAAGAACGCTACGACGTAGAAACCGGACGCAGACGCAGAGGTCCGTATAAGTTGGACACAACCAACCTCGTTGTCGGCTCGTACTTGCCCTCATTCACACCGATTGCAGCTGACTTGGTGAAGAAAACATCCCAAGTGGCTATCCGTGTGGAAGTATATGAGAAGTTTACGACAGGCTCCAATACCACATTGAAAATCAAGAAACGTTCTTTGGCTTACAAAGGTATGCACTTGGGTAACGGTGCGCATGGAGCGACAATCAACGCTATTGACAAGGCTGACAAAGCTTTTGATAAGCTGACGTTAGCGGCAGACTTTGGAGAAAATCTAGAAGCTGGAACAGTTCTTTACGAAGCGACAGCCGCAGATGGTACAACGCCCAAAGTTATCGCAAATTCAGCTCTGTATGAAAGGAAGCAGGTAGAGGATGGCATAGTATTGGTTTCCCTTTTGATGCGTGCGTTTGAAATCGAACCGACCAAGCTGGTAATGCCTTTCGCAGATATTGACAAGGCGAATATGCCGCACTTCCAGTTTAACGCTTTGGATGTCAAACAAGAAAAAGAAGCCGTATCTATTCCTAAGGCTTCTTCTAGTCAGGACGGTTTGATGAGTAAGGAAGATAAAGTCAAATTGGATGGGGTTGCAGCACAAGCTAACAAGTATACTTTAACAGCAGCTACGACTTCTGCTCTTGGAGGTGTAAAGCAGGCAGCCAAAGTGAATGATGCATCTGGTACGGTGTCGGTAGAAAACTTTAACGGATTATTGACAGCGTTGAAAAACGCAGGTATAATGGCAAAATAAAGAAAGGAGGACTAATATATGATGCTAACTATTCATACATTGTTTAATGACCCGAACATTGTAAATGCAGTGATTCAGCGTGTCCTCAAGACAAGAAAGGACACAATTTATTGGCAGCAGTATTTGGGCTTCCGTAGGACTACTACTCGTGTATTTAAAGACTACATCGGTCAGGTTACTGGCGTGATGGCTGGTTCCATCAACTCCCGTTATGGCGAAAAGCCTATCCGTGAACGCAGGAATATCGGTTCCGGATATGGTGAGATTGCCTATTTGGGTGACCGCTATCAAATCTCAATCGACCGTTTGTCTGACTTGCAGGACTTGATAGATAAGTATAATGCCGCCAAACCGGAAGACCAGAAAGCAGCCATGCGTGACATCGTGGACTTCATCTATGACGATTACCGTCAGGTATTGCTGGCACCGCACAAGCGTATGGACATTATCGTAGGCTCTCTGTTGATGACTGGAGCAGCAAGCGTGAAGAACAAGGACGACAATGCCGGAGGAATTGACTTATTGAACATCGACTTGCCGTTTAAGTTTATCAAGCCGGACACAGAGGATAAAGACTATTTCGTCACTTACTTGCAGCAGAAACTGAATGAGCTGAAATCTATTTACGGCACATTCCCCAAGATGATTATGAGCCGTGGCACATTCATCAAGAATATTATCGGTTCAAGTGAATTTGGAGATAAGTTCAAAATGCAGCTTACAGGCAATGAAATGTATATGTCTACCGGGCTTATCACCTCGCAACTGGCTTCTACCATTTTTACAGGTATCGGACTTCCGGCTATTGAAATCAAGGAAGATTATGTGGTAGACCAAACAGGTAAGAATATCCCCATTTATGCAGATGGTCGTATTTCCCTGCTTCCGCAGGATAAAATCGGTTATATGCGCTTCCACACTCCTTATGAAGCTGTGGATGGTGTACCGGGACGTAATTACACTCAGGCAGATGGCGATATGCTGATTTCAGGTTACAAGGACGGCAATGGTCGCTATCTGGAATACACAGCCGAATGGATTCCGCAGATTGCGAACCCGAACCTGATTGTGAACTTCGATTTGAGTGAGATGAACGCATGACAGTAAACGATTATATATTACAGAAGTTTCAGACCTTCGGCGTTAACTTGTCGGAGGCTGACCTTTTCGATATATGTCTGAACGCAAAGATAAGCGGAGGGGGTGAGATGAACGAGGATTGCCAAACACGGGTGTCGGTGGCAATTGCGAAGTTCATCCCCTCTCTATTGCTTCGTGCCACTTCCATCAGCGAAAGCGGTTTTTCTATGTCTTGGAACATTCAAGGCATTAAGGATTACTATTCATTTCTGTGCAAGCGGTACGGTTTGAAAGACGAATTGAGTGATAAGCCTAAAGTGACTTTCTTATGATATTCGCCCCACACATATTGCAGGTAAAAGTTATCACCCCAATGGATAAGGATGAGTTTGGCAGACCTATTCCCGGAACAGGTGGTGAAAGCTGGCAGGAGGTGTGCAAATGCCGTTGTGATGATAACACTACCAAAGAGTTTTCATCTGATAACGGCTCTGTGTATCGTCCGAATTATCATGTGGTATGCGAGAAGAGAATTACTGTCAAGGCTGGTGATGAAGTACGTTGCATGGATGGTGATAGCGTAAGAGGTCAAGGCGAAGTTTATACAGTGAAGAGTACAAACTACTTTAACTACTCGGAATTATGGATGTAGATTTCGATTTCTCAGATGTCGACTCCTTTTTCGATGAAGGAGAATGGGAGGTCGAAAAGAAGATGATTGATGTAGGCGATGAAGCCGTGAAGTACGCAGAGGAACATGGGGATTATCAAGACCATACACTCACTTTGAGAACGTCCAATGATTACGATGTCAATAAAGACGGTTTGACATTGAAAAACGAAGCGGAATACGCATCATTCGTAGAATCTAAAGGGTATGATGTTTTGAGTAGTGCTGCTTTATTTGCGGAGAAACGATTAAAAGAAGAATTTGAAAAATGAAAAAGTACATTGGAACAAAACAGATTGAAGCAGAACCTATGACAATGGGCGAGGCTTATGAAAGAGGTTTATTACAAGTTGGCAGAGTGCCTGATGCAGAGTATGCAAAGCGCATGGGTTATCACGTTAAATATGCTGACGGGTACGAGAGTTGGTCGCCAGCGGAACCGTTTGAGGAGGCGTATAAACTCGCCGATACATCACTTGACCGTATGCAGATAGAAGCCGAAGAAGTCAATGGAAGATATGTAAAGTTAGCCGCTTTCATAGATTCAGGGAAAATGGATGAAGTCGTTAATGATATGTACAACAAGTGTTTACTGGAAATGCAGTGTTGTACAATGTTCGACTATATACGGCTTCTTGATACTCGCATACAGCGTATGCAAGGTTCTGATGGTGCAAAAGTAATAAAGATGAATTTTGGTATGGCTATTATGGCTCTCAAAGCAGGTTTTCCAATTCGTAGAAGCGGTTGGAACGGAAAAGGATTAATGGTGTTCAAACAGGTTCCAGCACATATTGATAGTGATATTATCCCCAAGATGCAATCTATTCCGCAATCAGCAAAAGACCTTATTCTGAAAGGCAAGGGCTTTATTGACTACACAAGCCAGTGTCTTATTTACAATGAGAATACCGGACGCGCTGATTCATGGGTTCCGTCTATCAGTGATGTATTTGCAGAAGATTGGGAGATTGTGGAATGATAGTAACTACCGACATAGGAAACATCCTCTACCGGGACTGCAAGGCTTTCGGAATAGATCTAGTGCCTGATGGTGAAACGCTGACGGGTGAATTGAAGTCCGAAAGGATTGTCATCCACACGAAGAAACAACAGCCGGGAAAGTATTGGAAGAAATCTTTCGCAGAAGTGAATCTATGTGTACCCAATTTAAGCGAGAATGAAGCGAACACAATCCGGCTTAACGAACTCGAAAGAAAGGCTGGCAAGCTGCTTGATGATGTAGTAAGCACCTATGACGGTACAACCTATCGTTATTCTATCGAATCAATTAGCACGGAAGCGGATACAGCTTTGAAATGCCATTACGTGAATGTGAGAATTTTATTTGAAGTAATAAATGTAAAACTATAAGATTATGATTTCAGCAGTAGGAATAAAAAGAATCTTGTTTGCCGACATTGATAAGGTAACGGCAGACATTACCCCCGAAATCGCAAAGACTTTGATTCAAGCCGCTATCAAAGCGAAAGATGAGGTTTTGAATGTACACGGGGAAACGTGGCAGATTGAGGAAACGGAAGCCTCTGTCACCGGGTACAAGAACCAATTAACGGGAAAGAATTACCGTTACGATGATGTGCCGGGAGAAGTATCGCCCGCTTTCTCTATCGGACAATATGACTGGAAGACCAAGAAAGCGTTCATGGGTGGCGATGTTATTCAGGCAACATCTAAAGATGTAGGTTGGAAGCGTGCTTTGGATAAAGTTATTATCAACAAAGCATTGTTCTGTCTGACCGATGATGATGTCTGGTTCATCTTCCCAAAATGCCGTATTGTTTCCCGTGAAGCCAATACGGATAAGGCAATTGCAATCGCTGTAAAAGGCTTGGTGCAGGAACCGGGAATCGAAGGTGTTTCTTCTGAGTATAACTATGAAGAAGGGCAGATTAAAGCTTTGCAGGCATGAACTACAGTAACCATTGTACCTACTCCTTCCGATGCGACCGTAAAGCTGGACGGTGCAACGGTCAAGTCAAAGCAGGTGAATGCTGGGGCTACCGTTCACTATGAAGTGTCGAAAGTGGGGTACGTCACTCAGTCAGGAGATATTAAAACCACTCCTTCTGAAGTTGATACCACTCTTAAAAAAGAGATAACATTGGTAAAAGCACAAGAGTGATAACCGGGGGATGGATATATACCATTCCCCCTTTTAGTTTAAGAATATGAATCAAGCAGCAAAAACGGTTTCTGATGCTTTGTTAGGGCTGGATTTCATGAATGTGGAGATAGGAGGGATGGTTTATACCATTAAACCTCCTACAATTAAAATTATCTGTCGTGCCATTCATCATTTTTCCAATATCGGCATGACTGGAGATAATGTCATGGAAGCTATTAAAGAGCTTCCTGAAGCTACTGAAGATATGCTGAAAGGTATTTCATGCTTCATCTGCGGGAATGATAGTTTGGTCAAAGAATTGGAGAACGGCACTTTTGAAGAAGTCAAAGATGCCTTGGAAGTCTGTTTCTCTATGATGGATATTTCGGCTTTTCAGTGTGTCAGCTCGATGAGGAACGTGTCGATGCTGGCAGCAAAACCGAAACAGTAGGAAACACAACGTTCTTCGGGCAGATAGCCCATTTGATTGACACGTTGCATCTGAGTTATACAGAAGTGTTTGAGATTATCCCTTATCGGAATCTGCTGATGATGCAACGGGATAAATTACACGCAGTATATGGTGGTCAGAAGGTGAATAGAATCAGTGGTAAGGAATTGGCTAATCGTAGGAAAAAGAAATAGATATGGCGAAATTATATTTTAAGGTAGGTAGTGACTGGGAAGAAGTTGTAAGACTTCGTAATGAAATTGCAAAATTAAAGCAGGAGTTAATGAGCATGGATGGCACGCAGTCTCCTGCTGCTTTCAAGGCTTTGAATGCCCAACTTGCTGCATCCAACCAAAGATTGGATGAGTTGGTGACTAATGCAGCCAAAGCTGGAGCGGAAATGGAAACGGGATTCAAAAGGAAAATCTTCGATGCTTCCCAGGCCGTGAATGGATTCACAGAGAAGATTCTTGCTCAAAAAGCGGTAGTTAAGGATATTGAAGCGGATGTAAAACGACTTGGGGATGCTTATCGTATAGCATTGAAAAGGAATCCGTTATCAGCAAATAGCAAGTTAGAAGAATACAATGCTGCCCGCAAAGCTCTTGATGAAGAAAAGGCAGCTTTATTTGGATTAACCCAACAACAAGCCGAAGCGCGTCTTTCCGTAAAGAAACTACGTGATGAATACGCCCTTTACAAGGATGACGCAAAAGAGGTTGTAGAAACTAATAATGGTATTGCTATTTCTTGGAAGAAAGCCTTGGCGGTTATTGGTGGTACTGGAGTACTGAAAGCATTAGGTGCTGAAATGATTCGTGTACGTGGCGAGTTCCAGGCTGCTGACACTGCTATTGAAACTTTATTGGGAAACAAAGAGAAAGCCAATGCCCTCATGTCACAAGTTCGTGAGTTCGCTAAAATTTCTCCGCTTGAATTTTCTGATGTAACAGCAGCCACGCAGATGATGCTTGGTTTCAACATTGAAGCTGAGAAAGTTCCCCGTTATCTACAAGCTATTGGCGATGTTTCTATGGGGAACACACAAAAGTTTAATTCTATGACTTTGGCATTCTCTCAGATGTCCGCTGCCGGTAAACTTATGGGTCAAGACCTCAATCAGATGATTAATGCAGGATTTAATCCTCTGCAAATCATGTCTGAAAAGACCGGTAAGTCTATCGCTACCCTCAAAGATGAGATGTCTAAGGGGGCTATTTCCGCAGAAATGGTTCAGCAGGCATTTATAGATGCTACTTCCGCTGGTGGTCGATTCTATCAGATGTCCGAAAACGCTTCAAAAGAGATAAACGGTCAGTTGTCTATGATGCAGGATGCTTTGGATTCCGTGTTTAACGAATTGGGAACAAAGTCGGAAAGTGTTATCATGGACGGTATTCAAATGACAACTTCGTTGATTCAGAATTATGAAACAGTAGGTAGGATCTTGGCTGGATTAGTGGTTACTTATGGTACATACCGGACCGCAGTGATGCTTGTTACTGCTGCCGAAAGTAAACATACTCTTGTGGAGATTGGACTTACCAATGCCCGTTTATTGGCACGAAAAGCGCAGTTAGCTTTAAACGCTGCAATGCTTACCAATCCTTATGTGTTGTTGGCTACTGCTGTAGTAGGACTTGGAGTTGCAATGTTGGCTTTCCGCGATTCGGCAACAGAAGCAGAAAAGGCACAGAGAAGGTTTAATGAACAGCAAGAAGAAGCTAAAAAGCAAGAAGAAGAACACAAACAGAAGATTGATTCCCTCGTACAAAGTTCTCGTGATATAGCGTTGTCGGATTTACAAAGAGGTCGAAGTTTAGCGGAGTTAAGAAAAGAATACCCTAAGATATTCGCTCAATATGACATCGAAACCATTAAGTTGGCTGATATACTTAAACTAAAGCAACAGATAACGGAAGAAGATGCGAAACGTGCCGGAGAAAAGCAAACCAAGGAACTTTCTAACATTGAATCTGAAATCAAATATTACGAGAATCTGCTGAAAACTCTTTCCGGTCAGCAAGGCGTTGATGGATATGTGAAGAAACTAAAAGAATTGCGTGCTATGCGTGATGTCATGCTGCAAGAAAAAGGCAAAGGCATCTCCGAACAGTTCATTTCCAATCTTAAAGATGTTAATACTAATGAGTTTGACCGCTACATCTCTGAGTTGGAGAAGCGTATCAGAGGAAAGGGGGGAAATGGAACTGTGAAACTTCGTTTGCCTATTGATATTAAGGGTACTTTGTCTGATGAAGCAATCTATAATGTGAAAGACATAAAAACACTTATAGATACAGCAAAATCAGTCAAGCAAACCCGAATTGATTCAGAGAAGAATAAAACTACCTACAAGCAGGATTATGAGAAAGCGAAGAAAGACTGGGATGATGCTAAGAAGAAACTTTCTGAAATAGAAAAGAATAAATCCAAGTTTACTTCAAAGCTGTATGAAGAAGCTAAGAAACGAGTAGAAACAACTGAAAAAGCCTATAAAAATTTGGGCGGTATTACTGGTAGTTCTTTGACCAAGCAGGAAAAAGCTGCTGAAAAGCAAAAAAAAGAACAAAAAAAGACAGCCGAACAACTTCTTTCACTTCACCGTCAGAACCAACAGGATGAAATCAACCTGATGATAGAAGGCACGGAAAAGAAGTTGAAACAGATTGACCTTGATTATCAGAAACAGATTGATGCGATAAGAAAACAGGAGGAAGAATGGAGCAAAGCCGGTAACGGTAAGCTGACCGACAAGCAGGCACAGAAAATTTCAGAAGCTTATACCAATGCCGAAAGTATGAGAGATAAAGATATTTCCGATGTAACTGAAGGACAGCTGAAAGCCGAACAACAGGCTTTGAACGACTACTTGAAAGAATATGGCACGTTCCAGCAGCAGAAATTGGCTATCGCCCAAGAGTATGCGGAAAAAATAAGGAAAGCACAGGAAGAAAACGGTGTTAATAGTGCACAAGTAAAGTTACTGGAGAAACAACGTGATGTTGCCATACAGAACAAGGAAACAGAAGCCATAAAAGCCAATATAGATTGGGTTACTGTGTTCGGTGAGTTTGGTTCCATGTTTTCCGACATGATAAAGCCCGCCTTGGACGAAGCGAAAAAATATGTACGGACTGACAAGTTCAAGAACTCCGATCAGGCAAGCCAGAAATCATTGATTGACGCCATCAGCCAGATGGAAAAGTCTTTGGGTGGTACAAGTGGAGTCAACTTCAAGAAACTTGGAGAGGATGTAAAAGCCTATCAAATAGCAGAACAGAATCGTATCAGTGCCATAGGGATTGAAACAGCTGCTTTGGAAAGACTAAAGAAATCACAGGATGATTACACCAAAGCGCAGAAGGGCGGAACGGAAAGTGAGAAACAAGCCGCAGCAAACGCTCTTGAAACAGCACGGCAGAATGCTGACATTGCATCCGCCAATGTGAAGACACAGACTGATATCGCCAATCAGGCCCAGCGTAATGTGACTGATACCGCCACCAGACTGAAAGCAAGCATGGAAAATTTGTTGGGAGGCTTGCAGCAGATTTCATCCGGTGGATTGTATAACGCATATAGCGGAATTATCAAAACCGTGAACGGATTCAAGGATGTCATAGGAAAAACGTCAGAATCTCTTAAGGAGGTCCCCATCGTCGGATGGATTCTGTCCATCATTGACGTACTCAAAGACGGATTAAGTGATCTTGTCGGTGGTCTGCTTGATGCTGTTCTGAACGCTGTCAGTGGAATTATCGGTGATGTCTTGTCAGGGGATTTGTTTGTCACAATCGGCAAGTCATTGAGGAACGGCATAGGAAACATCCTGAACGCAATCTCATTCGGAGGCTTCAACTCCTTGTTTGGAATAGGTGGAAACGCCAAGGAAGTACAGGAAACGATAGACAGGCTGACGGACAGGAATGAAACTTTGCAAACGGCCATCGAGGATCTGACTGACGAGATGAAGGCAAGCAAGGGAATGAAATCGGTTGAATCTTACAGGGAAGCTGTAAAGTATCAGGAGGAAGTCAATAAAAACTATCTGCAAATAGCAAAGGAGCAAGCCGGATATCATAAGAGCCACGGCAGCTGGCAGCATTATCTGAAATGGACGGATGAAATGCTGGAACACGCAAGAAAAGCTACCGGCATGCAGGATTTCTCCGGCACCGATTCCTTGTGGAATCTGACCCCCGAACAGATGAAAGCTCTACGGTCGGACGTATGGTTATGGGATATCATGGAATCTTCCGGTAAGGGAGGTTACGGTGAGCGTGTTACCGACAAGCTGGATGATTATATAGAGCAGGCAGGAAAACTGGAAGAACTGACCGACAGTCTTTATGAGGGCCTGATCGGAATGTCATTCGATTCCATGTATGACAGTTTTATAAGCAGTCTGATGGATATGGAGAAGAGTGCGGAGGATTTTGCTGATGACATATCCAAATATTTCATGCAGGCGATGCTGTCAAATGCCATCGGTGAACAGTTTAGTGACAAACTGAGGACATGGTATGATAAATTCGGTGAAGCCATGAAGGATGATGGTACGCTTGACAATAATGAGCGTAAGGAGCTGATGGATGAATACATGGGTTATGTGGACGAAGCCATGAAGCTCCGTGACGAGCTTGCCGCAGCAACCGGATATGATAAGATTTCGCAAGAATCCTATTCTCAATCTTCTTCATCAAGAGGGTTCGGCACTGAAATGACGCATGAAGATGCAGGAGAGTTGAACGGTAGGTTTACAGCATTGCAGATTACAGGAGAAGAGATAAAGAATCAAAATATCATTCAATCTCAATCACTTAATCTACTGACAGTAAAAGCAGATGCTCTACTTTCCATAAATACGGAAACAAGAAATATTGCTGATGATACGCGGGATTTGATAGCGCAATCCTATCTTGAATTGGTACAGATTTCAGAAAATACAGGGGCAATCGTCAAACCTATTCAACAGATGCAAAGAGATATAGCAGAGGTTAAAAAGAATACAGCAAAATTATAGTTTATGAATGAATTATTAATTAATGGCGAAAACGCTTATACAACATGGGGCGTGAGAATGGGAGAGGGGTTTCTTGATGTTATTGGGGCATCCGCTCCCATGAAGGATTTTATTGAGAACAAAAGCCGACTTGAACATGGGAAACGGGTAATAATCAATAATCCTAAAGTCGATGAGAGGGAAATAACTCTTTCGTTCACTATCGAGGGTAATTCTCAGTCTGACTATCAAGCAAAGAAGAAAGCTTTCTTTGATGAGCTGTATAAAGGTGTGGTTGATATTCAAGTTCCGGCTAACAGTAATGAGATTTATCATCTGATTTATCTTGGGAAAAGCGTTGCTTACGCACAGAGTTTAAACCGAACTTTCGGAAAAATTTCAGCCAAGTTTAACGAGCCAAATCCGGCAAACAGAAGCTAATTCACGACATTGGTTTTATTGTCGTGTATGTGAGTGCTCAAAATTGGGCACTCTTTTTTTTATCCCCGAACTTTGAAGACATGGAACAAATCGACATCAAAGACATATCCGGTGCTATCCAGCTTACAACTTTGATCAATGAAGGCTGCAAGCGTAAGTTCACTCTGATGAAGGAGGACTACATCATGTTAAAGTTCTCCTTAGAGAATCCCATATATTTCAAACTTGGCTCATACGTGGAATGTAACTTCGGATTGTTCGAGGTGTGCGACTTGCAGAAGCCCGCATTCAACACCAATACCGCCGGCTACGACTATGAGCTTCAGCTTGACGCTTACTACTGGAAATGGAAAAACAAAATCTTCAAATATACCCCGGAGACGACCGGACAGGAGGCGTCCTGGAACCTGACCGCTCCGCTTGACGTACAAGTCGGTATAGTCCTTAGAAATCTGAAAGCTCTTGGTTACACATACAAAGGACAGGATTTTGTTTTCTCCATTGATTCCACAGTCGAAAACAAGTCCCAGTTGATGAGTTACGACAACATCAACATCCTT